CTTATTCCAGCTATTCCTCCGCCTGCATAACCTTTATATTGAAAAATTTCTTCATCAAAAGCATCCATTGCTGATCTTCTTTCTTTTGTTTTTGCTTCTCTATCTGCTATCGCTTCTCTAGCCTCAGCACCTTCTGTCATAGCTTTATTAAATAATTCTTGATCATAAAACTGTCCACCTTCTAAATGAGGACTTGGTCTTAAAAAAGGTTGCATGTTTCTTACGTACTCAGCAAATTTATCGTCATAAACATTTTGTCTAGCATCTTCTGCTTTTTGACGATATCCCACTCTTCCATAACCAGGATTAACTTTTTGTTTTTCCATTCTATTTATTTCATCACCAATTCTTAAAACTTCTTCAGCTTGAACAGCAGCCGAACCTTTTGGAAGCGCTGCTTCAAATTCTTCTTGTTCTGATTGACCGAGTATTGGACCAAAACCATAATCAGTTGCATTACCCACAATTCGTTTCCAAGATTTACCAGCTGCATAATCTCCAATTGCAAATGGAACCATAAAACCTGCTTCAGCTAACAGACCATAACCAGTCCACTTAGCAGCACCAGTAAGTGCTCTCATGCCTTTTGTAAACTTATCTAATTTTTGAATTGCTTTAGCACTTCCTTTTCCATCAGCTGCTTCTTGAACAAGTTTATTATATCCTTTTTGATAATCTGTGATTGAAGTACATTGACCTCCTTCACCTTTAATACATGGAATACCTGCGTCTTTAAAAAACTTTAACATTTTTTTATTATCAAATTTGTTTCCGGCAAAATCTATTCCTGTGTCTAATGCTTTTGCTACAGAAGATTCTATTTGTTTAAACTGACCAATTGCAGTTTTAGAACCACTTCCATAAAGTTTTCCTTGATGTCTAACATACACATTATTGTTTTTTAATGTTTGTATATCATCAGGTAATATTTTGTTTGCTCTAATTCTTTCTTCAATTCCAGTTATTTTTTTATTAATTGTTTGTGTCGTTAACGAAAGATCATCTGTAGCACTACCAAATGCTACACCTGAGTTGTGATGTCTTACAACTGCATTTTTTAACATTTCTTTGGATGTTCCTTTTGTACCTGAAAGAAAATGTATTAAATGATTTAATTTTAATTTACCATCTAAATTTTTAAACCCTCTATCTTTTAATAGACCCATAATAACATCGTTTGGAGCATTTCCAGATCTTTTAGATATATCAATTAATTTATTATTTAATTTCCAATCTCCATGTTTAGTCCAATCACCTGCACCTTTTTTAGTATATTTATTTAAACCATAATAAGCTTTACCACCACCAGCTTTAGTATTGTCTTTAAAACCTATAATTCTATCAACACCATTTATTTCTTCATAAATAGGTGTGTAAGTAAATTTTTTTACACCTGGTCTTGTTTTAGGAGCTTTTTTTTCATTTTTATAAACTCGTTCCATTTGAGCTAACATCCAGCCTTTAGCTCCGCCAAAGTCAGCAGCTAATGTCCATGGTTTTTTATCGGCTACGGTTTGTGCCATTCTTTTAACAAGGTTTTTATGTTTTTCTCCTTGTTTAAAACCATATTTTTGACCAGGTTTAGAAAAGTCCCATTCTTTTACACCTTCGGGTAAATCATATTTAGCCATTATTTTGTTTTGATCTTTAATAGATAATCTTTTACCTTCTTTTTGATATGGTTCGCCTCTAGTATTTAAACCTTTACCCATTTCTGTAGTAAAACCTTTTTTCTTAAACCTATCAATTTTTGTCCATTCAGGATTAATTACAGTTCTTTGATGTGGTTTTTTACGTTTAGGAACCCCATATTTATATTCATCAAAATTAAACTCTTGTCCTGGAAAAGCCTCTACAATTTTTTGTTGTTGTTTTACTGTAAGGCCATCCTTAAACCCAGTTCTCCCATCATCAGCCATTTCAACTTGTTGTAGAGGAGGTAGCAATCCTTTTTGTCTAAGTTCTTTATCAGGATCTGTTGCTTTTAATCTTTCTAAAACATCAACAGGAGCCTCTACATCGTCTTCGTAGAGATATAATATTTCATCAACTCTATCCATTATTCCCCTAACATTCGGGCTATGCCGCCTGACGCGTTTAGCTTTCTATCTTTAGTTGCCAAATTTTTACCAATATTTTCTAATTCTAATAAACCTTCGTCGGTAATTTTAGGAGTAGCTTTTTTGCCAGCTCTTTGTCCTACCATCTCTGCTAAAGTTTCTGCCATCTCTTTAGCTGTTCCTCTATCCATTCCTGTAGACACCATGTCTTCTACAACTTTAATTTTATAGTTTACTAAATCATCATCAACTTTTTTTATTTTTCTCCCAGTAGCAATGAGATCTTGAATCATATTAGATCTATCACGTTTCATGTCTTTTGTGTATTTTCCAATCATATCTTTAGCAATTGAAGGGATACCTTCCGGTCTATCCAACATTGGATTAAATTGTTTTGGATTTATCATTTTTAACATTTCAGAAGGACTTTTTCCGTGCGAACTTCCTTTAGACATATATTTCAATAATTCAGCTAGAGTACGTTTACCTTTTGATAGCCCACCACCCAGCCACATTGGAACACGGCCACCGGATGCATAATCATCTGGTCTAGGCATATTACTGAAATGATCAGCAATATCTTCATTTTGTTTATCAAAACTCTCTGTTACTTTTCGTGCGTCTTTTTTGCTCTTTCCCGTAGCAAACGCTTCTACTTCATCAAAGTTAGATTCATGGTTCCCAAATTTTTCAAAAGTTGATTCTTCAAACTTAACATTCTCTGGATGTCCTCCAGTAAATTCTGCTTCTTCAACCCAGAACTCTTCTTTAGTTTCACCACCTTTAGATTTTACTTTCCCTGTTTTACTAATATCAGGTTCAATTAATTCTGATGCTTTATATTCTAATCTAACCGGTTGACCAAATTTACCATCTGCAAAACCATGTTTCTCCATTCCAATATCAACCCATACATCTCCTGAATCTAGATCTTGGTTTACATAAATATCTGTTTTAGAGTCTGGTAATTGAGATTTATGAACAACCATTCTTTCCTTAAACGCATTTTGTTTAGTTACGTCTTCACCTTCTTTAATAACTCTATTTACAAGAGGCTTGAACCATGCTGGCATTTCATTAAGTTGTTTAATTGGAACTTCCGTTAATTCTTTTGCAATTTGTTTACCTTTACCTTTACCTAACAAACTTACTAATCCTGATTTAGCTGCAACGCCTGTTGCACCTAACGCTGCCATTAATTTTAAAAATGCTCTACGGCCCATTCCACCTGCTGCAAAACCTGCTCTACCACCTGTTGCCATTTCATCAGGATCAAAACTTTCTATAAGTTGTTTCTCTTTAATATTTTCAACTGCTTGTTTATTTCCTTTACCTAATCTTTCAGCAATCTCGGCTTCTGTTTCAACTACTTCTTCACCACCCATAATTTTTGCTCCAGGTCTAATTTTTCTACCCTTCATATCCATAACAGTTGCTAATTGTTTTTGTGCTTCTGCTTTAGATCTTGCAATCATGGCTTCTTCTTTTTTAATTCCGTTTAAAATAGATCGAAGCATTCCTTCTGAAGTAATGCTTTCTGGATTAACTCCTTTTTTTAATAGAGTGTCCGTGATTATTGATTCTTGGATCATTCTATGTTGTCCACCAGGAATGCTCGTGATCCCTGAACCACGGTCCTTGGACAAGAGTTTTAAAACAAATTTTCTAATGATCGGTGTCATTATTTTTTACTTTTACGTGCTTCTCTTAATTGAGTTGCTTTTATATCTCTATATCTTTGAGTACGTCCTATTCTTGCATGAATATCTATTTCTCTTGGACCTATACCGCCTTGTTTTTTAACTTTTACGTTTAATTGTTTTTCAGCACCTTTGCCTGGAAACTTTTTAGATTTTTTAAAAAGCTCTTTTCTAATAACTCCCATTCCTTTAGTTATAATAGTCATTAATAATAATCCTTTCGAAGCCTACGCTTCGTGTTGTCTGTTACATAATCTTCAGGGTGTTTAAGTAATCCACCTTGTCTGAATCGCATAACAGCCTGTGTCATTGAGTCGACATAGTCGTCATGATCTCCAAAAGGGAATGCGGCGCATTCTTCAATGACTTCTTCCGCAAATTTCTGCTCCGGAGCCCAGATTATACCACTTTCAAACAAAGGTGCAACAGCATTTACACGAGCATGCTTATCGTTTCCTTTTGATGGAGTAAAATTGACAACTGGAATGTCCATTTGTCTAAGTTCGTAAGTTAATGGCAAACCTGAAGCTTTTGCTTCAACAATTACTGTTTCAGGATTCCAATATTTGTATTGTTCAAGCGCTAAACGCCTTAATTCTGGAAATTCATACCTTCCTTTAATCGCATCGAGTAAAAGTAAGTTAGCAGGTGAGTCTTCGGTTGGATAAAACACTCCCCAAGTCGTAATTGCAGAGTAATCGGCAGTTTCTTTTTTTAAAAATGCAGTATCGTAACTTTGTATGACATGATACAGGTTAGGAATTGTCTCTGAATTGTATTTTGCCCACCATTCTCGTTTAATTATTGCTCCTTCTTCAGAAGTTGGTTGTTGCATCCACTGTGCATTCCATTTTCCAACTGGAAGTGTCGCTTTTACTTTTTCTAATTCGTCTAATTTCCAATATTCTGGCCAAACTGGTTCAGAATGAGTTCCGTGGTCCATGATCGCTGCTT